GATCTTGGCCCGGTATGCGGCTTCGACGCGATAGACTGCCTGGTCGCTTACGCCGTCCTGGGACAGGAGCAGGAGCCGCAGGTAGGGGTATTCCTTCGTGCCCTGCTCGTCGATGCTCCACTTGGCGCTATTCTGTGCGGGCCATGCGGATACGGGGATGCCGGCCGTGAGGCTTTTGACCCATGCGCTCGACTCGCCGAATTCGGCGGCGAGCGTGCGCGTGCTGCTGGACAGGTCGCTTCGCACCGGGTCGAGGTCCTGCAGCATGGTCGTGTCGTCGGACTTCATGTCCTTCTTGAGCGTGAATCCCTTGGTGCTCACGTATCCGAGGTTCATGAATCCAGTGGGCAGTACGATTGGATTGCCGGTAGTGGCGTCGAAGAAGCTTGTGGGCATTGGAGTCGAATAGTCGGCGACTGCGAGCAGTGATGTGCCGTGCTTGCGCACGTAGCTGGAATTGTCGGCGAGCTGGCTGCTTACCGGGGCGAAGGTGGGTGCTGGGTCTGTCATGGTGTCTCCTTGATTGGATTGTTTGTTTGTTGTCTAGTTGGCTGTTGGCCGCATGGTGAGCGAGTAGGTGGCGACATAGCGCAGCAGGTCGGGGTCGCCGTAGTCGACGGCGGCGAATGATCCCCCGGTCACGTCGTCCACGTACCCGTATGAGTTGCCGTTGCCGGCGAGGCGCAGCATCGCCATGTCGGCCTGCTGCGAGAGCCGGTCCATGTCGCCCTGACTGGCTGTGAACAGGTCGATGTCGATGCTGGCCGAGCGCGTGTAGCCGTCGGCCCAGCCGGATGGGGAGCCGCCGACCTTGACGACCGGCAGAATCGCCGTCATGTCATTGGGCGTGCGTGTCCACACGTCCATGTGCAGCTGGTCCATGAGCCAGTGGCGCACCAGCTGCACGTGGATGGGGAATGGGTGAGTGTAGGTGAGCATCAGTCCCCCAGTTGGGCGACGGCCCGGCCGAGTATCATGGTCTTCTGTTTCTGCGAGGTGCCGTACTCCTGCGCTTCGGCGTCCTCGCTGTCGGCGATGACCCTTGCGTAGGGACGTTTCAGGCCCTGCTTGGCCTTGATACCGGGGCGGGTGCCGGTCTCGATGTGCAGGCTGTCGCCGAATTGGGTGGCGTTCTCTTGGTAGGCGATGCGCTGGGCTATGGGAAGAAGACGCTGGGCCTCCTCGTACAATACGCGGCGCACCTCGTCCGACTGGGCGGCCTGCTCAATGATGGAACCGTCGGGAACGTACGGAATGGGCATCATCCACCGCCTTTGACCAGATAGATCTCGGAATGCGCGAGCATGCGGTCGCCGGGGTACCACTCGCCGATCACGCCACTGATGGACAGGGTCTGTCCGCGCCACGAGACGATGCTGTCGGGAGTCACCCCGAGGTCCGTCAGATGCACGCCGTTCGGCGAGTTGAGCCGCCAGCGCTCTTGCGTGACCTGGCCGAGGTACGTGTCGTCGCCCATCGCCACAACCGGCTGGATGTTGCATCCGGTGAGGCTGACGGTGTTCGCAGTGGGAACGGGTTCCCCGTCGGGGCCCATGACGGGCCTGCCGGGGACCGTGAACGTGACCGTCTCGCGGTGCAGGATGTCCGTCACCATGAGCCCGTCACCCGGTATTTCTGCACGCACGCGCTCCACTGTGCCGAGTAGCCGACCTGCAGCTGCGTGTTGAAAGAGCGCGACTCGGTGCCGGTGGTGTACGACGTGTACGCGTTGCCCGAAAGCACCGGGTACATGGCCGTCGCCTGGTCGAGGACCGCCTCCTGCACGTCCTGCGGGATCTCCGCGTATCCGTGCGTGCACGTCAGTTCGACAGTGCGCCAGCGGTCGGCGATGGGATCAGGAAAGCGCAGGATTCCCGCCGCGCTCCACTCGAAGCCTCCCGGCCCGTACGTCACTCCGCCGACGGCGAGCGCCTGCACGTCCACGAGGGGTGTGAAGGGCAGGAGCAGGGTGCGTGTGCCGTGGGCGTCGAGCGTGACCGTTTCGGTGGTCAGGGAGATCGGGTTGTTGGTCTGGCCTCGGAATCTGGCGCTGGCGAGGTCTAGTGCGAGCAGCATCGGCGCGTCGTCCTCGGTGACGTCGAGTTTCTGGGCGAGTAGGGCGGGAAGGGCCAGAGGCGTCATCCCCTCGTATTCCTGCTCGGTCTGGTCATCTCCCGTCATTGGTCATCTCACTTGCCGGGGGTTGTGGTTCCGGCGGTGCCGAGGTCGACCGTCACGATGGCGGCGGGGAGTCGTACGGCGAGGGCGAGACGTTCCTCGATGACGGTGCGGATCTGGTTGGCCGTCATGAGGGTGTAGGGGTCAAGTTTGGTCTGCAGGCCGTTCTTGCGGTATACGGTGGCGGCCACGCGGAACGCTCCAACCACTGCGGTGCCTTTGGCGACGGCGGGGCTGACGATGGTGGGGATGCCCCACAGGCTGGGCGAGTTGGGGATGGTGGACGGGTAGGTGGCGGCTGATTGGGGTGCGGTGACGGATCCCATGCCGTAGGCGCCTGACCATGGTCCGCCGGCGAAGTACTGGCCGTTGGCGTCCTTGGCGAGGCGGATGGCCTGATAGTCGGCCGGGTTGAGGATGAGTCCGTCTGGTTCGAGGCCGCGGGCGGTGCGGATGTCGGTTCCTGCGCGGAAGATCGCGTCGGCTGGCGTATCCTTGGATCCGCTGGTGGTGTCGACTGCTTCGGTCTGGATTCCCGGCCGTTTGAGCAGGCCGAGGATGTTGTCGCCGGTGCCGTCGCCGTTGAGTAGCTGGTCCTCCTCGTACAGGCCGAGCAGGTAGAGTCCGCGCTGGTCGATTTCGGACTGCCAGAAGGGCAGGTCGGTGGTCATTTCGTCGGAGACGGCGAACCATGCGGCGATCTTGTGGACGTTGTCGGTCACGGGTGTGGGGTCCGCGATGTGCAGTTGAGGCTTCTGGGCTCCTTCCTTGACGTTGGCGAATCCTCCTTCGACCGTGGCGGATTCCACGAAATAGGTGATCGAGGTTCCGCTCACCGCTCCGGTTCCGAGCAGGCTGGTGACGAGCGGTCGGCGGTATCCGTGGACGATGTTCGGGTCGTAGGTGGTGAGGAATCCGGACACCAGCTCCTGCGGGGTGGTGTGCGCGTCGGATGCGGCCTTGAATACCGGGGCGGTGACTGTGGAGCCACCCTTGAGGCGCTTGAATCCGTCCTCACCAAGGCTCTTGACGACGAATTCGCCGAGCGTCGCCGCCTGGGTGACGTCGGGCGCAGGGTCCTGGTTCCCTTTGGTGTCCTTGCCGGCCTGGAGCGCGCCGGCCGCCTTGAATTCGGCGGCGAAGCGATTGGCGGAGTCGATCTTGCCGCGCACGTCCTTGATTTCGCCGGTGAGCTCGTCGACGCGCGTGTAGTCGGCGTCGTCGGCCTTGTTGTCCTTGATCTTGGCCTGCAAGGTGGTGGCCTCGGTCAGGAGCGACTTGAGTTTTTCGTCCGGGTTCATGCCCGACTCCCCTCTGGCCGGGCAAGCTCGGCCTGTAACGCCAGGAGCGCAGTGGCGCGCCGCCTGGAAATGGTTGCGGCGGCCGTCTTGCGGGTCGCCTCGTCTGTGTTCCCGTCGTCGGATGGCGGCGGGGTTTCGGTTCCGCCCGCGGGGTGCGCTTCCGCTTCCTCGATGGCGTCGCCAAGCTGTTGGTGGATGGATTTCAGGTTCTCGGCCAGGCTGTGGGAGGCGTCCTCGTCATCGGCGGCGCTTTTCACGTCGATGAGCCGGGTGGCTGGGTTTGCTCCCTTCAGCACGAGGGACACCTCGACGAGGTCGAATTCCTTGAGGTGCCGGACGATCCGTCCACCCTCCGATTTCGTCACAGCGGTGCCTCGGGGCACCATCCCGCCGATCGAGAACTCGTTGACGAGACCGGATTTCATGAGGTGCAGGGCTCGTACGGATTCCGGGTTCGTCATGTCGAGGGTCGCGTGCACGAGCAGTCCCGTATCGGTCTGTTCGGCCTGAGCGGACCCGAGCACGCTCTTCATGTCGTTCCACTGGTGCGACCAGAGGATCGGCATGGCGCCGCCTTTGGCCTGCAGCCGGTTGAGCGCGCCGTCGAACGCGCCCTTGTCAACTACCTCGCTCTGCGAATCCGTCACGCCGAAGACCGATACGAGCGCGTCGAACTCGCCTTTGTCGTCATCGGCGTCGGCGGTCTTGAAGTCGGTCTTGAAGGTCAGATGCTTCATGTCCATGTGTTTTCCTCAATTCTCCGAAGGGCGCGGCGCGTGTGCCGGAGCGCCGGGTTTGATGTTCTGGGATCCGGAGTCGGTGGGTGACGCCTGGCCTCCGGCGGTGACGTTGAGCGGCGTGATGAGTTCGTCTCCGCCCGGCATCGACGGCATGTCCATGCGTCCTCGGGCCTCGTTTCGCGTCATCCAGGGGCCGCCGGTGGATGTCTGGAGGAAGTCCGCCTGCTCGATGAACGAGCCGTTGATGGCCTCCTCGCGGTCCAGTGATGCGTACACGCCGGGACGTGGGTCCATGGCCGGCACGATGTGGGCGTTGAAGGCCGATTCGAGTTCGGTGATGATCGGACCGACGCCGGGGCCGTAGAGCATCTCGCGAAACGCGGCCACGCTTGCATAGCTGCCGGCACGGGCCCCGACCAGTTCGGGTGCGATGTGGAAGAAGCTGCACACCTCGACGTCGGACAGCCGTCTGCCCTCGATGTCGAGCGCGTCCTTGGGGCTGATGGTGTCGCCGATCTTCGCGTACGTCATCCCGTCCTCGAGGATCGGGGTGGCGCCAGCCTTGCCGGCGGAGAACTCCTTCCAGTCCTCCTTGAATCTGGCGCGAGAATCGTTCGACCATTTGGCGTCGATGGGCCGAGTGAGTACGCCCGAGAACTTCGGCGTGCGCTCCCACTGGGCTGACCTCCAGGCGACGGAACGGCGCTGCTCCTGGAGTATCTGGCTCAATGTGACGAGCGGGCTGATGCCCATGGCGTCGAACTCGCTCCACCCGATGCCCATGGCGACGGCGACCTCGGGGTTCTGAGACAGGTCGAGGAGGCGTCCGTCGAGGTTGATCTGGATCTCGGTAGGCTCGTCGATGCCCATGTCGGAACGCGTGACCACGAGTCGGGGCGGGATGCGGTGCAGACCGAAGCCGCCGGGCACCCAGATGGCGCAGAACCGGTCGTACAGGAGCTTGTCTATGACGAGATTGCGTACCAGCTCGTACCCGTTGACCCATGGCTGCGGCTGTCGGAGCAGCTGCTCCGCGGGGCTGTCGGAGATGCGTGGACGGTCGTTGTCGTCGGCGCGCACATATACCTTCCATGGCAGTACGGCGACCGATCGGGCGATGAATCCGACTACCTTGCGCACGGATGGCTGCGTGCGCCATACCTCCTGCGCCGAAAGGGTGCCGACATAGCTGTCCTCGACGTCGGTGTATAGCGTCGTCGCAGTGCCCTGCACCTGCCCTGTGACGGTTTCCGGCGAACCGGCGCCCTTGAGAATCAGTCCATGCGAATCGGAGAACGCGACCATCAGCCCACCACCTGGATCGTGAGCACGGCGCGCGAGTAGACGAACACGGTTCCGGGCACGTCGCCCTGTGAGACCGACACCTGTCCCAGCTTTACGCGGCCGGGCCATGTCAGACGCGTCACTCCGGACCGCGCGCTCCCGTCGGTGAGGGATACGGTGATCCTGCGTCCGGGAAGGAACCACATGGGCACTCCAATCGTCGGTATGTGTTAGATGGTCATGAGTCCGTGCGCCTCGTATGCGCTGGGCCTTACCGGCCGCGTCATGGCTTCGGATAGGGCGTTGAGGGTGGCGGCGACGCCGTCGATCTTGTCCCTGGCGTCGGCTTTGGAGGGTTGTACGTTGCCGTTGGCGTCGGATTTGACGGCGAGGTTGTCGACGTTCCAGCGCAGGACGGGGTTGCCGCCGTGGCGGAACGTGGGGTGCTCCGTGGTGCCGGTCAGGAGGAGTCGTTGCAGTTCCTTGAGCACCGGGGAGAGGGTTTTGGAGCCCTGGCGGACGACGGTGAGACGTGATTCCGCGACGCCCTGCTCCTCGAGGTCGTTGACGACCTGGGTGGCGTTCCAGGGGTCGTATCCGATGGTCTGCACGTCGTAGTCGCGCAGGTCGTCGAGGATGCGGCGTTCCACGTACCCGTAGTCGGTGACGTCGCCGGGCGTGAGCGTGAGGTATCCGTCGGACACCCATGTGGAGGCGGATCCGCTGGTGCGTTTGTCGAGGTTCGGCAGGTTGCCTTCGGGCGTCCAGAAGCGGAGCATGCAGTCGTACGTGCCGTCGTCATGGGGGAACACGAGGCTCCACGCCGTGAGATCGGATACGGCCGCGAGGTCCCAGCCGCCGAAGCATGGCAGTCCCTTGAACCGTTCGGTCATGTCCTGTGCGGCGATCGGGCCCTTGTTGCGGTCCCATGACGTGAGGGTGATGAAGCGGGTCTCCTGTTTGGTGCGGATGCCGAGGTGCAGTCTGAGGTAGCTGGCGAGGTTGGATGGGCTGTTCTTCGCGTGCAACGCCTGTTTGGCGAGGTATTCTGCTGCCGGTGAGACTCCATAGCCGGGGTTCGCCTTCATCTGTGTCTCGACCGCGAATGGGTCGTCCGTCTCGGACGCGCCCCACACGACCCCGTACCAGGATTCGTCGTGGATGGTTCCCTCGGCGAGCTGCTCCACGTAGCGGCGGGTCTCGTCGTAGATCGTGTGCGTCTTGCCGGCGTCCGGGGTGGTGATGTACACGCCGAGCGGCTGCGTGCGTGATCCGCGGCCCGTCTGCAGCGTGTGCACCAGGTCGCCGGACTTGTACACGTGCAGCTCGTCGCAGATGAAGCAGTGCAGGTTCATGCCGTGCGCCGCGTCGGCCGCCGAGCTGATGACCTCCATGTAGGAGCCGGACGCGGGGTGCACGATGCGCTTCTGGTGAGCCTTCATGACGCCCTCGAGCGCCGGCGTCTTCTCGACCAATTGCTTGACCGGCTGGGAGACGAAGCCCGCCTGGTGCT